TGTTGGATTAACATTTGTGAATGATATATCTATTGCGGTTAACCCTCAGCGTGTAGATGAAAACAATAATATGCGTTTAGGACCTTATGATGGTAATATGACTGTAAGGAATTGGTTGTCTGGTAGTACGGTTGCACTAGGAAGAGCATTGAATAATAACGGTAATCCTTACTTTGATGAGTGTAGCGATTCCGTACCTCAAGGACGACCATATACTGCGGGGACTAAGATTCACGAGGAGTTTGATTAATGGCGTTTGGATTTCTAAAACCTGTTACGTCATTAAATGGACTCCCCGATAGTGGTCACGGTCTTTGTCTACCCTCTACTGTACACTCAGTGCAGGCATGTGGTAGTCCACCTATACCTTATTCTATAGTAATTAAGAATAAAACGTGTTGGTGGCCACCTCAACCACTGATACCTATCTTCCCCATTACGCCAGACCGCGCAATGGTGTTAGTAAACAGGATTCCTGTTATGGTATTTGGTGATGCATTCACCCCACACATAGCCGTGTGCACAAATATAATCATCTATATGTGTCCATGCGGTAAAGGAGTCTGTCCAATACCAACTCCTATCCCATGTAGTCTCCTAACTATAGAAGACAATGGTGGAATTGGGCACATTAGAGTCTGTAATGCAACAACGCTTACAGTCTTTGCGCACAAGCGTCCATTGGCACGCATACTAGACCCTCTAGGAGTTGGAATACCTGGCTGGTCTTATCCATGTTACTCAGTTATTGCATTTGGGCATCCAACTGTGTTAGCATCTTAGTAAATTAACTTTAAATTATGGCAACTAAATCAGGAATGATGGGCACTGTATACAATACAGATGTCAGACCAAAGAAAACTCGTCAAGGACGAGGTCAACATACGAAATATTCAGCAACAAGTAGAAACAAAGCGAAAAAAAGATATCGCGGACAAGGAAAGTGAGTTTTCTAGTCCATAATTTACCTCCAAGAGAGGTTTTTGTGAGAAAGGAGTATCTCTATGACCTAAAAAAGGGTCATGGAGACCTAACTCCTGGGATTTGGATATCAGTTAAGAGCGTAGAAGCGAAAGCTTTGTATTTTGAGACGCTTCTGACTGAGTATGGAGCACTTTTTGACAAATTACCACTAAGTGCATTCGTCTGGAAGACCGATTATGGCGATTTACTTCCTTTAGACACCCTTCAACTGTGGGATTGCTTCGATTACAACATCACAGTCATCGAAAAACCCCTTTTAGGTCGTTGCTCCTTCTTTGGAAAGGACAAAAAGATGCATGCGGGTGAATATTTGTTTACTATTGACTCATGTCATAGTGAAAATTCGACTCTAGACACTAATTTTAGTGAATATGACCCAGAGCACAAGTCATTTAACATCATACAACTAGATAATGGTCAATTTGCTGCTCAACCTAACAATAGAATCATCTGGAAAGACATGAGTTTGATACCAGAGAAGACTAAAATGCCAGATTTTAATGTTTGTAGTCAAAACTATCGAGTAGAAACATCCGATAAGTGGTCAGTAGGGCATTCTGACGAATGGATGTATAAAACTGATGAAGAAAAAAATTCGGAAAACCCGCTAAATAGATAATAGCAACAAAATTGGAGAATTATGGTGGTCAAAGTAGACCGAGCGGAGTGGTTTGTTGCTCAGGGTAATAGGTTAATCACTGACTACCCAAGCGATAAATATTCCACAAAAGGATGTAAATGCCGAGCTACAGATTCAGAGCAGAAAAATACGTCAGTAGAGGTTTCAAGGACTTAGCAGTCTCAATGAATGCTAACCCTTCTACTAAAGATTTTGGTGCTGTGAAAAATGAGAGGGCAATCTCTCAATCTGTAAGGAATCTTTTATTGACAACTTTTGGCGAAAGACCTTTCCAACCTGAGATAGGGTCTAGAGTCAAAGGACTTTTATTTGAGCAATGGGATGTCTTTGCTGCGGATGCTATTCGCACAGAGATTTTTAACGTTATGGAAAGACTTGAGCCTCGTATTGAAGTGACTGAGGTTAAAGTGGATGATGCATCAGATGAAAATGCTATTGAAATATCAATGGACTATGTAATCGTTGGACAAGAGTTAGTCCAAAACGTAGAATTCTTATTAGAGAAGACGTAACATGCCTGCTATACCGTCACAATTAACTTCTCTAGACTTCTTTGAGATAAAAGAATCAATCAGGTCTTACCTAAGGACTAGGAAAGAGTTTACTGATTATGATTTTGAAGGTAGTGCTGCCTCATATCTTATTGACATTCTAGCCTATAACACATATTACACTGCATTCAATGCTAACATGTCATTGAATGAGGCGTTTTTAGAATCTGCAACTGTTAGAGATAATGTTGTAAGAATTGCTAAACAACTAAACTATACACCTCGCTCAGTCAAAGCACCTAAAGCATGTGTCCATATTAAGGCACAGACTACAACAGGATTGAATGGAATTACATTTCCTGAGTTTTGTGTATTGCATAAAGGAGACGTATTTGTAGCAGACAACGCTCTAGACACATTTACCTTTACATTGACTAGAGATATTCAAGTACCAGTAGATACAGGCACTGGTATAGCAGACTTCTCTAATGTTATCATCTATCAGGGTAACTTATTATCATATAATTACACAGTTGATTACACTAAGAATCAAGAATACATCATTCCTGCAGAAAATGTAGATACTGAGTTATTGACTATTGATATATCACCTAATGCTCAGTCAGAGGAGAAAGATACTTACAATCTAGCAGGAAACGTTACATCACTTGACGCAAACTCTCGTGTTTACTATCTTGAGGAAACAGATGACCAAAGATATAAGGCAATCTTTGGTGATGGAGTGATTGGGCGTCGTTTGATTGATGGTGAATACATCACTATGAATTATGTTACCACTTATGGTATAGAAGCTAACGGTGCTGACAGATTTGCTTTCATTGGGCAGATAACTGACTCTGATGGTCGTGTGATACCTCCACAGAGTATCAAGACAACAACTATGGAGAAGGCTCAGCAAGGTGAAGATGCTGAGACATCATTGAGCATTAAGTTTAGAGCACCTAGAGCATACTCTACACAAAACCGTGCTGTAACTGAGTCTGACTATGAGCACATCGTTACTGAAATATACCCACAGGCAGCGTCTGTAACCGCCTACGGTGGCGAGAAACTAGACCCTCCTGTATATGGTAAGGTTTATGTTGCAATTAGACCAAAAACAGGAAATAAACTAAATGCAGCAACAAAAGTAAAGATTGAAAAGGACTTAAGGAAATTTGCAGTTGCATCTATCCAACCTGAGGTGATTGACCCAACCAGTTTCTACATTATACCAAAAGTTTATGCGTATTATGATGGAAATGCTACTTCATTAAGCGGTAGTCAACTTGCTACTAAAATTTTACAGTCAATCGATGAGTATAACCGAAATGGACAAACTGACAGATTTAATAATCGTATTGAAGGGTCAAAATTCGGTGCAATGGTCGATAATTCTGATACAGCAATCTCTGGTAATGTTACACAGCTTGCATTGGGTCAGAATTTAGACAAATTTGCCTTCGGACAAGTATTCACACAGTGTCTTAACTTCGGAAACCCATTATATGACCCTAGTAGTTACTCAGGTGACTCAGATGGTGTAATGTGTAAACCTAATTTCTCTGTTGTTAAGTCTGGCACATTTTATGCTACAGATTACACCGAAGAATTGGTTAATTTGACAACTGGCACTGCATCTAACGCATCAACCTCCAGTGTAGTCTTCTCTACTAACGAATCAACACAAGTTTTAGTCCCTGTAAACATCAGAGACGATGGAATGGGCAATCTTATGTTGGTTACCACTAGAGATGAGACAGAAGTTATCTTAAACGCTTCTGTAGGGACTGTAGACTATCAAACTGGACAAGTTTGCGTAGGTCCTATCGCTATTCAGCAAACACCTGACGGTACAGAGCAACTTCCAATCTCTGTTATGCCAATGTCTCCAACTATTGAGATTCCCCCAGGTGTAGACCCAACTTTCTTTAACCCAACAGTCAATCCTATCGACTTTACGACTAATAATGTGCCGATTCCATCATTTGACCCTAATAACTTTAGCGGTTATAACTTAGGTGACACAAGTGGTCTAAATATCATTGACTACCCCTCTGATACCTTTACGTATCCTGTAGATACCTCTTGTTTCTAGGTGAAGAATGCAAACAAAGAATATTAACGTATCGGATAGAGTTGAAAATCAACTTCCTGAGTTTATCAGGCAGGAAGATAGACAACTTGTAAATTTTCTCTTTGAGTATTACAAATCTCAAGAGAAAACAGGACGTCCTTATGACATTCTGAATAATCTGCTAAATTACCTCAATCTTGACAGTTATACGTCAAAAACGTTGTCAAGCTCTACATTATTGCTTGGTGATATTAGCACGATTGATACAAAGATAGAAATTGAGAGTATTGATGGATTTGTCGAGAATAATGGCTCGATAATGATTGATAATGAGGTTATCTACTACGAGTCTGTGACTCGAGGACCTGATGCCATCATTACCCCAGGTGTATCGTTTCCACAATTCAATAAAAAGAAGCAACAACTAGAAAATCCATTTACTTCGTTTGATGGAGTCCAAACTCAGTTTCCTTTATCATTTTTAGGCACTCCTGTAGCACCTCCTAGTGCAGAGCACCTTATAGTCATCACATATAACGATATGTTGAGAGCTGGGGTTGATTATACTGTAGATGGCACAAATATAATTTTTACAAATCCACCTAGAGCAAGAAGTGGTGCTGATGACTCTGAATTTACTCAAATTACATATTTGGTCGGATATGCAGACCAAAATATAATTACTGCTGATGATATTCCTTATACAGAGTGGCAGGGCACAAAAAATTACCCATTACGAGTAAATACTGCTCCTTATAACCCAACATCTGATATTGGTCTAATAATTAACAAGAATGGTAGGTTACAAGAACCATATACCGATTATACTGTTTTTGACACGACTGTAATCTTCAAAAACCCGATTGGTGCTGCAGATGAGATTGATATTAGGTCTGTTGAGTATATTGCTCCTGTTTTTGGTAGTGGTGCTTCTGCTGTTGTTGCTGTAAACGCAAATGGTGAAGTTACTAGGATTATTCCTAAAACAGGTGGCACAAAATATCGTTTAGACTTTAATCCTAAAGTAACTATCACTTCTACTAATGGAAGTGGTGCAACTGTTAGGTCTTTGATTGGTGGTATCAAAAATATCAACCTAATTGACGGTGGACAAGGATATACTTCATATAACCCTCCTATTCCTGTTGTAGCAACTCCTACAGACCCTAATGGCACTCCTGCAAAGGTTTCGTTGACTGTGAATGATGAAACAGGTCAAGTTGACACTATTACTATAGATGACAGTGGAAGTGGGTATGGTTTTATCCCATCTATCACATTTAAGAATCCATCAGGTGCTACAATCAGTCCTTGCACAATCGATAGCGAAGGTAGAGTAAATGTAGACAGTATTCAAGTATTAACAATGGGTAGTGGTTATTCTAACCCTCCTACTGTTTATATCGACCCTGCTCCTGCTGATGGTATCAATGCACAGGCACAAGCAAGAATAAACCAAGATGGTCAAGTATATGAGATACAAATAACCAATAGAGGTAGAGGATATGTAACCGTACCTAGAGTTGCTATTATAGACCCTGTTGGTGCACAGGTGCTTGATGTTACTGTTGCATCTGGGTCAGTTACTAACATTGAGATGTTAACAGGTGGTAGTGGTTACAATGATGCACCATCTGTGTATATTGTTGACGATAGAAAAGATGGATTTGGCGAACCTATCGGTGGTACTGGTGCAACTGCTGCAGCAACTATATTCAACGGTGAAATTACTGATATTAACATTACTAATTTTGGTAGTGGATATTCTACAGAGTTTCCCCCTAAAATCTTCATCGCTGCACCTAAAGCAGCAAGAGCATCTCTAGATGTTGGGTTTGATGAAGTTACTGGATATGACGTAATAGAGCCTGGTAGTGGGTATTCACCTTCTGCCTTTTTAAACTGCTCTAGAGGCGTTTCTGGTGCTGTTACATACGACAATTATCATAACGAAGTATATGCTAGAGAAGAGCAGTTAAGACAGTCTAATCACCCTGCAGGAGCATCGGTTGTTAATTTAGATAGTCTTTTCATAAGAGAAGTATTTGATAAGTTTAGAAGACAATATTTGCCTACTTTAGACATTGATTTTTCTAAAGTAAACCCAGTACAAGTAATTAAGAATATTGGTGACTTCTATGTTTCAAAAGGTACAGAATTAGCAACCCAATATCTGTTTAAAATTCTTTTTGGTGAGAATGTATCACTATTCTATCCAAGAGATGAAATTATCTCACCATCTCATGCTACATGGGTTGTAGACACCGTTTTACGTGCTGAGTTGATATCTGGTGACCCTGCTAACCTAATTGACTCTCAAGTAGTCCAATATGCAGATGAAGTTGACTTAAACATCAAACAAGCGAATGCATTGATTGAAAACGTCATTACTATTATTGAAGGTACTGATACAATCTACGAATTAGCAATATCTGAAGAAACCTTAGCTGGTCAATTTAAAATACCTTATAAAACGACTCTAGTTGAGCCTTTATCTACAGATGGTCAAATAATCACGGTTGACTCAACTATTGGGTGGCCTGAGAGAAATGGTACTATATTAATTAACGATGAAGAGCAAGTCCAGTATAAAGAGAAGTCACTTAACCAGTTTATCGAATGTACTCGTAGTAAAAATGGAATAGTCGAAGATTGGGACCCAGGTACGATTGTCCAGTCTGATATCTTTGTATATACTAACTTTGGCACACCTACCGAGTGTAAGATGAGAATTCTCGGTATTGCTGAGGCAGGTACAACAGTACTAAACGATACTGGGTCATATTACATAAAAGGTGATAAATTAAAGGTTGCTAATCTTGGGTCAACTGCTATTGACGAAAGATTGACTTCTTGGTTATATAACGTTAAAAAACTTATTCAAGTTACAGAAATCACCCCAGGTGGTGTTAATAACCAGACTGCAACTGTAGTTTGCGGTAATCCACATGGTTTACTTGTTTCTGACCAAGTTACGATATATGGTGCAAACCCTGTTGTGTATAATGGCACATTTACAGTAACTGCACGTTTAGATGACTTTTCATTCTCTTATCAGTTAAATGTCCCTACTGAAATTATACCTGAGGGAAATATTCTATTATCTGTTGACTTAAACAGAGGTAAGTCAGATGTAACCTCTATTAACAACGTTGTTAGTGAATTCACGACTAATATACAGAATGCCTTCTTTAATGACTCATACGTTTATGTTGCAGCGTCAGGATTACCCAACTATAAGATAGGACCGTTTACTGGGTCTGCTCTAATCCCAGGAAACCAAAGAAAGTTACTAAGATTCCCTAGAGTCGTCCAAACTATCTCTGAGCGTCAAGATATCAATGCTAACAGTCCTATAGGTACATGGATAAACGGTGTATCTATCTGGGGTTACAAATCTGGCGATTTTGTGCAATTCGGACCTTTAACTCAGATTACTGTTGATAATGTAGGTGAAGGATACGATGCAGGGTCAAAACCAACTGTAGAAATTACTGGTGGTGGAGGCACAGGTGCTGCAGCAGAAGTTGTCGTTAATGGTAGTCTTACATCATTTGATGTTACTGCAGGAGGTAGTGGTTACACTGAATCACCTCTTGTATCGATTGTTGGTGGTAATGGTAGTGGTGCAACTGCACAAGCAGTTATTACTGGTGGTAGAGTTACTAGAATTCTAGTTGAGCAAGGTGGTAGCGGATATACAGCACAACCTAGTGTTTCTATTACAGGTGGTGGAGGTACAGGAGCAGAGGCAAATGCTAATGTTAGAGGTGTTATACAGTCTGTTAATATCACTAACTTTGGTAGTGGTTATACTTCACTTCCTAATGTAAGAGTTAACTCTGGTGAAGGTGCACTAGCACAAGCGATTGTTATCAATGGTAGAATCGTATCTATCGCTATTATTAACTCAGGTAGTGGTTATACAACTGCACCTACTGTTATTATTAACGGAGATGGATTTGGTGCGATTGCAAAAGCAACTATCGGCACAGTTGGTGAAGATAAAGGGCGTGTATTGGGAATTACTATTACAAACAGAGGTATAGGATATACACAGGGTAACACAACTATTAGATTAGAGGCAGTTGGTCAACTTGCAGAATTTACTCCAGAAGTTTTTAAATGGAATAAGAATTTAGAGTATGAATTAGCATCTAGATATGACAATGCAAAAGGATATGTATTTACTGGATATAACAACCAGTTTGGTGGTGAGTATGCACACCTATCTGACCCTAAAGAATTAAGATATGTTGTTGGTGATAACGTATTCTTGAATCCTGTTACACAACAATTCCAAGAATTAGAATCTAATTTCCAACACTCTCCAATCATAGGTTGGGCATTTGATGGTAACCCAATATACGGTCCTTATGCTTATATCGACCCAACTGACCAAAACAGTGGTATTAGAAGATTACGCACATCATACAAATTAAAAGAAAACGTTGTATATGATGAAGCAACTAACCCAAATCCTGCTAGAGTTGACGGACCTCTACTTTCTACTTACCCTGCAGGTACATTTGTTGCTGATTACTTCTATGACTTCCAGTCTGGTGACCTAGACAACTATAATGGGCGTTTTTGTAAAACACCTGAGTATCCTGATGGCACATATGCATATTTCATTACTATTGACGCATCAGACACTGGTGTGCCAGAATTCCCTTATATCTTAGGACCTCAGTTTAACTCACTTCCTGATAATTGGAATTTTGCTCAAACTGCAACACAAGAGAATATTCCAGATGGTGTTGTAAGATATAGAGACCCATATGTAAATGTTGATATTGATGTTGACCGTCAACCTAACCAAGAAGCAGATGTCCTTACAACTGAGATAGAAGGATATCCTATTATCTTTGAAATACAGGATAGTAATAATGACGGTATTATTGATGCTAATGAGCAACAAGAAATACTTGAGATGTCAGAAGAGGCAACTCTACAAATATATGATTACTTCCCAAGAGTATCTGCAGAATCTAGAGTTGACATTGAAGTTGAGACAACTACACAGTTTGAAGATGCACAGATAGACGGATTTGTTATTGAGAACCCAGGTGAGTCTTATCAGGTTAATGATACTGTATTCTTTGATGATACTGACACTGGTGGATTTGGTGCATCTGCAATTATTGAATCTGTTAAAGGTAATACTGTTATGCAGTATGTTAAGGAGATGATTGGTGACCGTCCATATGGTGTTATTACAACTGATATCGGTCATGAGTTACGTGTAGAAGATGAAATTATTGTTAACTCAACACCAGTTATCGATAATACCAATAAACTATTCAAAGTAAAAGTTGTTGCGGGTATTGAATCATTAACTGTTACACAATCAGGTACAGGATACAATGCTGACATACCTCCTACATTTGAATTGATTACTGCATCTGGTCAAGATGCTCAGTTACAGATTAATTTACTTAACACTGGTAATGTTAATACTGTTGATATTATCAACTCTGGTAATGGATATGATACTGCTAATCCTCCACAAATCCGTATCTCACATCCTCAGCAATTTAAGAAAACTCGTTACTGGATAGCAGAGTATCTTGAAGCACAGGGTAAAGTTGTTGTCAATGACATTCATACTACAGATGAGCGTTTTACATATATCTGTGGTACTATCATTGAGACAGATGCAGACCAGTCTGGTTTCCTTGCTAAGTTTGATGACTTAGGACAGAGAGTTTGGGAGAGATATTACATCCCACAAAACCAGAATCAAAAGAAAGCTGAATTTATAAAATTAAAGGTAGACTCCTCACAAGAAAACGACGTCATTTATGTTACAGGCCAAACATATGACCCCAACAACGCAGTCTACAACCCAGACATATGGTTAGCAAAATTTGAGTCTGGATTCAATAATGCTAACGAGCCAGATGGTATTTTACAATGGCAGAAAGCAATAGCGGGTATATCTGGTAGCACAAGAAGAGATTATATTACTACTATATGTCTAGACCAAGAGAATCGTATTTACATTGGTGGTTATACTGATTCTAACTCACCTGACCCTAATGATATTTGGGTTATTCAGTGTGACATAGATGGTAACTTAGTAGAGAAACGTAAGATTGCATCTGAAGATGGCTCAGAGGCAATGCATCAGATTATGTGGGTATCTGATGATAGATTCTTCTTCTGCGGTGTTAATGATGAAAATGATGACTTATTATTTGGTGAAATCTATTATGATGGAGCAAATATTGAAATTGACTACATTCGTCAGATGCCTGCTATCGGTGGATATGTTAGAGACCCACAATTCATCAAAGATGACTACGGTGATATTGTTTTAGTCTTCAATGTCTATAACAATGCAACTGCAAAATATGACAAGATACAAGTTAATAAGTTTGCATATGCAACTGCAAAATCACAGTGGGAGTGGGCAAAGACAATTCAATTAAGTGGCACTGAATATCGCAACATGTATCATGCGGGTATAAGTGTAGATAAGTTTGGTAACTATACTCTTGTAACCGACGTTGATGAGTCTGAGAATAACAGATATTCCATTATTACTTACATGAAGTATAATGGCACTATTATTACTGAGACTAAAGTTGATGATACTGCAAATGTTGGATTTAGGTCTAAATTCCATTCTGTAGATAGTTCTGGTGACCCAATACTTGCTGTTGACCGTCAGATACCTGACCAGATGGCATCATACCGTTTCAATGACGAGAATAACTTAACCTTTGACCATACTAAACTCAATACTGGTACATGGAATTATGTAAACCAATCTGAGATATCTGTAGATACAAACATCTATAAGTTTGGCACAGGGTCAATGAAGATTAACTCTGCAGCACCTGTTGCTATAAGCAATCTAAACAAGGTAAGTGTTGAGTGGTCTGCACAAGGTTGGTTTGCTATGAATACTACAACATATGCTACCAACCATAAACCCATACTATTTGCTGTAGTACCTACAACTGGTGTAGAAGTATTCTGTGAATTAGATGGAGATTCATCATCACCTGGGTTTGGTAAAGTTTATATTCATATGAATAATGTCCAAGTAGCAGGGTCTACTGCAGCAACCTATTGGACAGGATTTGGTGGAGCAGCATGGAATCATGTTTTATTCCAAAAACGTGAAGAATCATTAGGTCTATACAAATATGAAGTTTATATTAATGGTAACTTAGCAGTTGAATATCAGAGCACTACAGATGTATCTCTAGATGCATTAACCATTGGAGGACCTGTAACTGCACCAACATCTGCTAACTGCTATGTTGGACATGTTGATGATATTGTAATTGACGATGTAGCACCTTACTCTGCAACATTCTCTGTCCCTGCAGCAGAAATTCCTATCACTATGTCCGATAGTGATGTTGCTCTTATTAAGTTTGATAGATTACACAGCAAGGCTGGCGATATTACACTGACTACTTTAGCTAACCATACAACGTATAGCTTCAGTGACATAACTGCTAACACTCTATGGGCTTCTGTAAACATCCCTGCAATCAGTGTATGGGAGGTAGGACCTGGTGGTCTTCAGATTCTTGATATGTCTCAGACAGTATCAACTCTGACTAATGCAACTTATACACTTACTGCAACTAAAGAAGAGTATGGCACGAAGACATCTACAATACCATCTCCACAAGGTAGGGCATTACAAGTTACTGCAAACGTTGTTAATAAATTCTACTTGAGAGATGCTCTATATCAAAAGATTGATAACGTCTTAGAATTTACATTTAATCAAGATGTAAAATTAACTAGAGGCAGCATTTTACAACAATTTAATTCAGCAGGAATCACATCAGCATATGGCACGATTGTTGATGTCCCAGAAGGCACATTATTAAATCCTGGGTATGGTAACAAATATAAGGTTGGTAAGATATATGGTAACTTTAATAATACTGATAGATTCCGCACAACTGCTAATGATGTAAACCAGATTACAGGCACATACTTTGACACTCTAGAAGAGGAAGAGCCATGGCAGTCTGGTGTTGCATATAACACAGGAGATAGAGTCTATAATGGTAAGAGAATTTATGCAGCACAAGGTGCAGGCACATCAGGTACTATTTCACCTGTCCATACAACTGGTGTTGTAAGTGATGGAGTTATTAACTGGGCATTTATAGATGATGCGGGTAAATTTACTGTTGACCTAACACAACATCCATATCCTAGACCTCAGTATCTTGATGGTGATATGCCTGAGTGGGTACCTGGATTGTTATATGCTACTGGACAACGTGTATGGTATAAGTTAAATGTTTATCAGGTAGCAGTCAGTGGTGGTGGTGTTGCAGGCACAACTGCACCTATACACACAACTGGTGATGATACTGATGGTGGTGTTACATGGACATTCGTAGAAACTAGAGAAGCAATCAGTCTTTACACAAGGTTGATGGGATATGACATGGGTAATAATTACTCTGTGCAGATTGTAGATATTCAGCCTGGCTCTACATTCATACCTGGGGACGTTGTTTCACTAAACAGTAACAATATAACTCTTGCTGAAGATGAGAAGAGTGTTGAGATATCTGGATTTGCGGGTGTTAAGAAAATACGTGTTGTTGCTAGATTAGAGAAAGATATTATCAGGACAGCAGAAGCAAGGACTGAAACAGTATATGCAACTTCAAATAGTGCACATAACTTCTCTGCAGGAGACATTCTATTTACAGAAGGATTCCAAGGTAATCAGTTTAATGGTAGTTTCTTCATTGACCAAATAATAGGGTCTAGAGAATTTACATTTGCTATTAGAGAGACTGCATTAGATGACCCTGCATTTGTTAATAATGCAATCGCTAGAGTCAACATATATGGTAAGCACCCAACCTTAGAGTTTACTAGAAATCATCAATACGTCTTTGATGTTTCAGACCCCTCTAACTTTGGATACTACCTATCTTTCTCTCAGGATAACCAGTATAAACTAGAATACTCATTTAACAATATTGAAAGAGTAGGTACCCCAGGTATTGATGCTACTGGGTCTAGTGCACCATTTGTTAAATTCTCTACCTTAGGTCAAGTTACTAATATTTCATACTACTTTGACCCATCTAGATTGGGAGCAGATTCACCTGTTGGTGCTAACTCATTTATTGATGTTATTACAACTCCATTCCAAGGTACATTTACTATATCAGAAGTTGTAACTGATTTCCAATTCAAATTCCCATTATTAAAAGAGCCAGAAAGGTCAGCTGCAGAAGTTATAACAGATGAGTTTGATAATCCATATACATTCTATTCTACAACTTCTACAAGAGCAGTAGGACCTATCAATAGTATTAAACTTGTTAGCCCAGGTGGTTTCTATCAGAAGTTACCTATTATTAGTGATATTGCATCATTCAGACAGATTGAAAAGATTGTAGTTACTGATGGAGGTACAGAATATGCCCCAGGTGTATATTATGATGTGCCTATTGCAGGAGATGGAGAAGGTGCTAAAGCTGCTATCACTGTCCAATTAGATGATGAAGTTGGGTCTGGCACAATTACTGCTGCAGCAGTTACCGACCCAGGTAAAGGATATACAACTGCATCTATTGATATTGATGCTATCCCAGGTATCTTAGGAAGCACACTTGCAGGTTCTGGTGGTGCAGTAAATGTTATCATTCCTTCTGAAGGTAGTGGTGCATCTGTATTCTTAACTGGTAAGAATATCGGTAAGATTAAGAGATTGAAGAATAATGAATTTGGTTTCGGATATTCACATGACTACACTCTAAAACCAGAAATTACATTCCCTGTAAACTTACAACTCTTCAATACATCTATACTTGCACAGATTAAGATTACAAATCCAGGTTCAGGATATACTTCAACTCCTGCTGTTATAATCGAAGGTGGTGGAGGTACAGGGGCTGCTGCTGAGGCAGTTATTAAGAATAATCGTCTTTCTGAGATTATTATCAAAAACCCAGGTGGAGGATATTCATCTGAGCCTACTGTAACTCTAAAATCAGAATTTAACTATGTTGTTAACTTAGACCTTAACTATCTACAGTTTAACTTCCCACATGGTATTACAACTGGTGCAGAAGTCCAATTCCGTGCTGATAGTGTTGGAAGCACAGAAGGTGAATTACCAAAACCAAGTAGTGCGGGTTTAACATCTTTAGTTGAAGGACAGACTTACTATGCTATTGCAGGAGAGGCAGCAGGATTAGAATCTGACCAAATACGTTTTGGTTTGACTTTACAAGCAGCACAAGGTGGAGATTACATCACATTCTTGACACAAGGTAGTGGTCGTCAGACATTACTTACTGAGGTATTTGGTGGAGCAGCAGAGGCAGTTGTAGAGACATCAAGATTCTTAGAAGGTGAAGAAGTATATCAAGGTAGTAGTCCAGAGCAAGCAACTGCAGAAGGTAAAGTTTCTACAAACACTGGTTGGCAAATAGGTCCTAAGATTCTTAAGATTGTTGATTATACAGGTGACTGGATTGCAGGAGAAAGAGTAACTGGAGCTATATCAAAAGCAGCTGGTGTTATTGATAACCTCAGCATTGCTCGTGGTGTATTGAATATTGGGTCACTAACTCGCACCCCAGGTAGGTTTATTGATGATGTTGGTAAACCATCAGAGATTGTCCAGAAGATTCAAGACTCTTACTTCTATCAAAACTTCTCTTATGTTATTAAGTCACAAATTCCTATTACAGATTGGAAAACTCAGGTATTAGAGAATAATCACCCTGCAGGATTCAATATGTTTGGTCAACTTGAGTTGACTGGTGGTAAAGACATTTCTGGAAGAAATATCGGCACAGAATTTACTAAACAGGTTAATATTAACAACTATAGTAATGTAAATGAGATTACATCATTTGGTGCTGCTCAACCAATCTATACTGACTATAACAACACAGAAGTTTTATTCAGAAAGAGAAGATTGACATCTTCCGAAGAAATCTTGACATCTATCGTTAAAAAGATGGATGACATCTCTGGTAGGTTTAATGGTATTGATAAGCAATTCCCAATCACTGTAGAAGGCGAGCAAGTCATTGTGCAGCAAGACCAGTTGATGATTACCCTTAATGGTGTTATTCAAGCCCCAGGTGAGTCATATCAAGTTGTTGGTGGTAACTTAGTCTTTGCTGAGCCACCCAAACCACCTTCTAAAGTTAATTACAGAGAATTAGGTGTTACACCAACTCCTATCTACAGAATTGCACTTTATGACTCAAATGGCACAAATGAGTTTGGTATTTTCCCAACTTTAGGTCAACAGGTGCAAGGTGAGTTTTCAGACACCTTTGCAACTGTTATTGACAGTGGATTAGCACATATTGACGTTATTAACGTAACTGGGGGCACATTCCAACTTAATGAAGAGATTGTAAGAGGAGAATTATTCTCAGCACTTATACAGTCCGTAACTCTACTTAATAGCGAAACTATCTTTGAATTTGGCGAATCTATCACTAATTTAGAAGGTGATACTGCAATTATTGAAGAAACTAATATTGACGAGCAAGGAGTAGTTAGTGACCGTATTGTTGTAAGTAAAACATCAGGTACTCCAAGATTCGAGACTGGAATCTTTGATTTAAGATTAAACGAATATATTTACTCTGCTAGGTCTAAGATAGCTGGTCAAATCACATATATCGCTCCATACAGCGATCCTGTAACTAATGACGTTGTAGACGAGTTAATTATCAACCCTGGCTCTACATTCTTTGGATTACTGTTTGAGCGTCTTGTTAGCATCACAAACCCCAACGTAATCGTAGATGACATTTCTAAGTCTTCAATTACACCTACAGAGTTGTATGATTCATCTCAGAGAATAAATGATGATTTCTTAGACTTTGAGCAAGTAAGAAGCACAGAAGTTATCTATACTGGATTATCAGGTGGCACAATCTCTGCAGGAGCAAATATTATCAATAAGAGAGTTAGTTACAATAATCCTAACTCTTCATTCCATGGCAGTGCAGAAAACAGATTTAAAGATGCTTCTGCAATGATTCTTGGTAATAGGCAAGAAATTATCGATTTTGCCGATGCACAGATTGCAGTAGAGCATCCATACTTCTATTTCCCAGGTGATATCATTACGAATCCTTGGTCAAGATATTCTGATGCATATCGTCTAATTCAACTTAATAAAGATTATATTGCTGCTGTGGCATATGATGAGATGATTACACAGTATCCATCTCTTACAGTCAGTGACCCAGGTAAGTGTATTCGTGACCTTCATTATTACATCGATGCAATCTCTGTTGACATCTTTAGAGGTGGTAACGTTTATACACGTAAATTATCACAAGATTATTTTGATGCAGACGGTAACTTTGTATATGTAAACAACGAATCTGCTGAAACACGTTATGGTTTCACTAGAGCAAAAGAATGGATGAAGTTGGCAATAGTAAACAATATTACTACTAACTATACTGCATCATCTGGAAGTCTAGCTGGCATCACATTTAAACCTCATAATGAGGTAGATGAAGGTGGATATACTGGTCATGGTATTACTGCTGACCCATCACCTAATGATGACTATGGCACAGCAGGAGCAAACACATCTAACAATGGCACAGATAATTGCTCTGATGTGCAGGCAGCAATCACAACATTGCATGATATTGTAGATACAACTCTAACCAATGGTAACCTAACAGAGTTACCTGATGAAACCGTCGGCACATACACTACAGGCCAGACTAAATGTCGTCGTGATTTAGGTCTGATGATTGATGCGGTAGCACAAGATGTTTCTGATGGTGGTAACTATAATACTGTAGAATTTACTAAGAAGTATTTCACTGCTGCAGGAAGTCCTATCGCTAACGGTTTAACTGGTGAGGAAGGTCCTTCAATTACTGCAATTACTAAAGCAAGAGACTTGATGTTTAGAGCAATCAACAACTTGCTCTACTTCCAGAGAAACTCTACTGTTTCTGAAACAGGTTATATGTTGAAAGACCCAACAACATATGCAGGACCTTATACCAACGGCTCAGTAGAATTAGAAGAGAAAGATGTAACTGGTGCAACTTATAATGCAAGCACTGGTATTATGACACTAACATTGAGTGGAGGACACTCATGGACTACAGCTGATAGTGTCACAGTTAGACCTTATTCTATAAGGTTTACATGCAGCATGGATAATGATGAGACATTCCATGATTATCCTAGAGCGGGCGACCCTGCATTCAATACCCCAATTCAAGTACAGAATCCAACTGCTACAACTATTGACCTTAATGTTGGCACATCTCCATTAGTATCTTGGACACCAACAGATGCAACATACGACCCATCTACAGGTATGATGGTGTTGACTATTGGTGCTCATACATTAGACGTTGGCGAGTATATTAAATTAGATGATAATTCAATATCATTCACTTGCACAATGGATGATAATGCTACTACTCATTCTTATCCTCGTAATAGTGACCCTGCATCAAACGTGCCTCTACAAGTTATTGCAAGGACAGACACTACAATCACATTATTTGTTGCAACACAGAATAGTGAGCCAATCTATGCTCACACATTTGCATCTGCTAATGCAGGAGCAGTTAAGTCTGGTGGTGGTTATACTCATACATTCATCTCTGCATTACCCAATGCAGTATTCTTGGGTGGTGGCACAAAGGCAGAATACTTTGACCCCAACTACTCATCTGGTAGAAATCAGTCTATACAAAACTGTGCAAACGTCCAAGCATATATTGCAACATTAGCAGACATAGCAACAACTGCAATTAGTCATGGTGACCTTGATAATGTTAATGCATTAGCATCTATTACAGATGGCACATTTGTTGATGGTGAAACTATCAGGACTATTAAACTTGCTTATAAGGATAAGTCTAGTGGTCTATTTGTAACTGGTGACCAAATTAAGGGTATGACCTCTGGTGCTACCACATCTGCTATTGGTATTAATACTGGTCTTAAGTGGATATTCTCTAATGCTATTACAGGCACATTCCAAAAAGATGAATTTATTACTAACTCTACTTTAACAAATAGTAATTGCACAACAAGTGTCATAGAAAGAAAGACAACTCTAGTTGGTAGTAAATCAATTAGGATTCCTTCCAATGGTTATCTTGCTGCTGCAGACAGTTATGATTTCACATATGGCACAGATGACTTTACAATAGAGACATGGTTTAGACCTGATGCTGTATCTGGCACACAACATATATTTGATTTTAGAAGGACATCTGCATCAACTGGTCTTAGAATCTACTTAGATGGCTCAACTATCCGTGTTGCAAATGGCACAGGTGTATTAGTATTTGGTGGCACAGTCCAAGCAACTGTATGGCAACATCTTGCAGTTGTTAGGTCTAGTGGTGTTATTACTTTATATCTTAATGGTAATACAGTCGCTAGTGCTGCAGATACAAACAATTATCTTTATGCTCCTGCATGGATTGGCACATCATTCCAACAGAATACAGGATTTACAGGATATATTGATTTACTCTGCATTAGAAAAGGAGAAGCAGATTACGTAGCAGACTTTAGTCCTCCATCACAGATTGATTACACTAGACAAAAGATTTCTATTGGTTTAGATGGTGAAGCACCATTTATACTTTCTACCACAGAATGTTATGCAACATTTACTGGTCAACGCACATCATCTGCTACTGCTAGAAGCATTAATTATGGTACTGATGATATCATCATTAAGGACGTTGATTTAGGTAGAGCATCTTATCGTGACGCTGCAGGAATTATCTTACTTAATGCTGAGTGGATTGCTGAAGAAGCAGTCGGATATATGGCAGCACAATTCCCAGACTTTACAATTCCTGGGGACGGTATGGGAAGCAGTGGATATGGTAGTGGTGGTACTGCGACATGTATTCGTGATACAAAAGATTATATCTTAGGTGCTCTTGTTAAAGACCTTAGAGAAGGTGGTAATTATCATACACTTTATACTGCTAGGACTTACTTAGAAGTTAGTGGTAAATTAAAGCATGTCCAAAATGAGATTTTACAAACTCTATTTGCATGGGATTATGCTGCTGATTTATGTAATCAGGTTATTACATCTACAAGTTATGATTTAAGTGGTCAGTATACACAGAAATTGAGAATACCAAATAACTTTGCAACTCCTGCATCCATTGGAGTCCAGAATGAAGTTAGAGCATTGATGGATGCATTATTAGAAGTGCTTGCACCTACTGGTAATAGATTCAGAGATGGTGGTACTGCTATCTGGAAAAATAGAGATTACATTGCAGAAGAGACAGTTGGTTATATTCAAGACAAGTATGCACAAACTATCGATGGCACAGAATATGATTTCTTAGTCATGCCTGGCTATGGTGAGCCATATTGTTTGAGAGACGTTAAGCAATTTATTCTTCCTGCTGTCATCAGTGACTTAGCAACAGGAGGCACATATAATATTGATTATGTTATTGACCAATACTTAGATGGTCAGAATAATATTCTACATGTAGAGAATGAATTGAATCCAATGCTTGATGCATTTGACTTCTCTAAGATGTTGGCAATGAAGGCAGTAAATCAGTTACTACTCAGCCCAGGTGAAACTGCTGCTACATTAGGATTCCCTGCAGCATTCCAAGATGATTACTATGCTCCTGTATGGACTGCACGTGGTGCATATAGAGACGATACTGTAACTATCGACCCAGAAGGATATCCTCAGCAAACACGTAGTGTTAACGATAGATTCATTGACTCTGTTGACATGATTCAACGCAATAAGAGATTGATTGCACAAGAGTCTGTTGCGATAATGAATGATATGTCTAAGTATGCATCTCTTGCAATCCCAGGTGGTCCTGTAAATTGTGAAGATGATATTGTAGACATTCTTGATGCTATGTCACATGACCTTCTATACGATTGTAATGAGAAGGTATATGATGCATCTGCATTGTATGTTGAGCCTGAAAACAATTCATTAAAACATATTGAATCAGAATGGGAAGCATCTATTACAACTATTAAGATTGCTAAAGATATTGCAATATTAACATTAAGAAATGGTTTTGGTAGGGATTATATTTCTGGTAATACAAATTTAATAACACCTGTCCAAACTTATGAGCAGAATCCTAGAGATGAAATCTATCAAAGATGTGGTGACGCTATTGATGCAAACATTCGTTATATTGCTGAAAATGCTGTAGCATTAGGTAGAATTCAATTCCCATCATTATCAATCCCAGGTGGTCCTATAAATTGCGTCCATGACGTTACTGACTTACTAAGAGCGATGATATTCAACCTTAAGTATGGTGGTGACAACTACGTCCAGTATGGTGCAGAATTCTATGTTGGTTATGGTGGGTCTGCTCTAATTCATGTTAACAGTCAATCTACTGAAACACTTTGGATATTTAATAAAGCAAAAGACCTTGCTATTCGTGCAATGAAAGACCAGATTATCACAGATAATGCTGGCTATGGATATCAAAGATTCTATAATGCAACTGACAAACCAACAACCAGATTAGTTGATGCATCTGGTGGTGCAACACAGACTGAAAATAATTTACTCACAAGAACATTCCATCAGAAAAAGACTGATATTGATGTTGCAGAAAATAGCAGCATTGGTGTCGACCCAACTGATGATGGAGTATTCAGATGTGTAACTATCCTTCCTTCATCTCCAGTTGATGCTTGCCTATTTGAATTAGGTGGCTCAAGTCAAGGTGTTTGGGTTGGATTTAGAGACGGTGGCACATACTTTAGAGTCCGTGCAGGAAGCAGTAATCAGTCATACTCTGGTGGTGCAACATATACAAATGATACTGGACTTGCAAAACTTGATGTCCCTGTTGCAGATATCTTACAATATTTGGATGATGAAGAACATGAATTAGTTTGGGAAATTAGGATTGGTGGAGACATAGGTACTGGAAAAGGTCGTGTAAGACTTTGGATTGATGGTGACCCAATAGGTAGTGGAGAAACCCCAGGTGGAGGAAATACTGGATTAGGTGCTCAAGCTGGATTGATGTCTGACACTGGTGATGGTGGATTTGCAGCAACAAGTGGCACTGTAGCAAATGGTGAGTCAACAACTCTCAATACATTTACAGTCAACGTTGGTGCATCACCTAAGTCAACATATGATGTTAGCGGTGCAACTTATGACCCTGCAACTGGTGAAATGGTGCTTACTGTTGGTAATCATGACTTCAGAGATACTTCACTTCTAACAACAACAGGTGCAACTTATGACCCTGCTACTGGTGTTATGGTAATGACATCCAATGGGCATGGCATTAAGAAGGGTGACAGAGTTATCGTTAAGGATGTTACATTTAATTGTGCTATGGATGGTGGAGCAACTAACCACACATATCCAAGAACTACCGACCCATATTACAACAAGATGATGATTGTGACTGCAGCAGATGCAAATACTTTCACAATCAACGTTGGTGTAGCGGGTGCAACTGGACAACATTCACACACATATGTTTCTAACACAAATAACAATATTATTCACTCAACAGAGACAGTCAGATTCTTAGGTGAGTCACTCAACTTTACATGCACAATGGATAGTAATCAAACTACCCATGCATATCCAAGAGTTACAGATTGGGCGTATAATTCTTCAATCGGTATCACAGGTGTAGGTAGCACAGCACATACTCCATCTACCGCAACATATAATGCTGCAACTGGAGACTTAGGTCTTACACTGCCCAGTGTTTCTGGATTCACTGCTCCTACTAACATGAGCCCTACAGGAGCCACATATGACGCTAACACTGGTGACTTAACTGTGGTTGCTGCGAGTCATGGCGTAACAACTGGTGGTAAAGTCAAGTTTGTCCAAAACGCATTTACATTTACTTGCACAAAAGATAACAATGCAACTCAGCATTCTTATCCACGTCCAACAGACCCATGGTATGATAAGTGGATTCTTGTTAAATCACACACTACAGATACATTCACAGTTAATGTTGGTATAGGTGCTGCTGATAGTAGATATGCACATGCCTTCATCAGTGCTGCATCAAACGGTGTTGCAAGAGCAAATACAATGGTTGAAATTGCTCCTGACGGTGTTACATTTACTTGCACACAAGATGGCAACAATACTAACCACTCATATCCAAGAGCAGATGACCCTGCAATAAAAGAATGGTTACCTGTTGAATCTGTTGTTGGTAACGTAATTACTGTTGATGTTGGAGCATCACAACAAGGTCAGCAATATGACCACACATTTGTTTCTGCCCTTACTGGTGCAGTCAAGAAACAGGATGGCACAATTACAGTCCACATTGGTGCATCTCCTGCAGGACAACAATATCCTCATACATTTGTAAATGCAACATCAGGTGCATTAATTTCTGGTGGTGGATATGTCCACAGATTTGTAAGTGCAGATTCTGGTGCAATATCAGTCACTGGTGGTGGCACATTAACACCAACTAATGCATACTACGTCCCTGAGACTGGTGAATTAACATTTACAGTTGCAGGACATACACTAACAACTGCTAATAAGATTACTATTGCACCTCAGTCATTGACAATGAGTTGCTCTTCTGACCAGTTTGCATCACAGCATGTATATCCACGTCCTCATGACCCAGTGATTGATACTGAATTAGATGTTACTGATGTTTCTACATGGGCATGGCCTATCAATGGTGACCTTTCATACTATCGTGCACGTCAAGTTGCACAATCATATCAAGGTGACGAAGCAGACGGAGTTGGCACTGAAGTAACTAATTTGATGGCAATCTTTAATGATACTATCAGCAATCCAAACAATATTTTAAACAGGACTTACACACTACCATACATATGGCCTGTTAAGTATACTCCTGACTTACCTAAGAGAGACCTTACAGTCACTTACGATACAAGTAATGGTGGTCAAGATTCTGATAACTTGTCTAATATGACATGCCCTGAGGTTGTGTCAGCAATCAATACATTGATGGAGATTCCATTCAATACTATTATTCAAGCAGCAACTGCCAATACAAATTATCTAACATCTAGTGTTACTAAGACATTCCCTTACAATGGCAATACAAATTATCAAGGAGGCACATGTTATAACGTAACATCTGCTGTTGATACCTTGATGGGTCTATTATCTTCAGCACTTGGTGGTGGCACACAGAATGATAAGAGAGTTGCTAATCAACTTCTATTCAACACATATGCTATTGAGCAAAGAGCATACGATGCTACAGTAACTTACTTCGGCAGCACAAACGCTACACTACAGTTTGCTACTGATGTAATGAAGGCAGTCCGTTATGACATGATTACTCATGGTAATGCTGGCTCATTCCGTCTACTACAAAACTGGTTTGATGGTGAAGGTAACTTTATAGCATATCAAGATGTTGTTAGGTCTCATCTAATTTACTATCTCACAAGAATTAGAGAATACATGAAGGCAGTCCTTTATGATAGAGATGACCCAGACTGGGCAGGATATCCAGTATATCTTCCTCCTGCAAGATTAGAGTATAACCAAGAAGCAGCTGAGTTTATTATGGACTCATCTCTCAACCCAATCGAGTTTGCTCTAGAATTATCTAAATTCCCAACTGAGGCATCTGTCACATGGATACCTAGCACAGACGCAGAGAATCTTGGTAAGACATATCAGATGGGTATTGACTACAACACAGACCCTGCTCTTGTTGTGCTTACACCTACAGTTGATGTTGGATTTGACCGTGCAGAATACAGAGTCAGAATTAATCGTGGAAACCAATTCCGTCGTGGTGATATTCTAACTTATATCCCTGCATCTCAGACTTCTGTTACTGCATTTACTAACCAACCTTACTGGTATGTTATGACTGCAACTGCACAGTGGTTTGAAGTTGGTGCACATTACATACATGATGGTAGATTTAGAGAAGTATTTGTCGACACTAATAACTCAGGATCACAAATATTCTCTGTTGTTAGAAGGTCTGGTATTACAAGGACTGCTCCTGTATATCCATCTGACCCATCAGAGACACCAATACAGGGTGGATTTAATCCTGCTGATGTTATCTACGGTTCTACATCAGATGCTACATCTGAAATTGGCACAGTATTTGCTAACGAAGCAAACATCAGAGTATTAATGAAATACTATGGATTATCAGGTATTGTTGCTAACTTCGTTAATGGTGAGGATGTAGTGGTGCAAGGTGCTACATCTAACACAGGTAAGGTAATTCAAACTGTAACTAAGGATGGAGACCTAAATGGATTTGTAAAACTTATAGATGTAGCAGGCACTATAAGTGCGGGTGATGTATTGGAGGGTGTTGAATCTGGTGCTACAGGTACTGTTACAGCAGACTTGAGTGATAGGATGTTAATTAACGTTGAATCTGGTAGTTTCCAATCTGGTGATTACGTATTCAATAAAGACAACGCTGCTGAAGTATTATTCTCAACATACACTAATAAGTCTGGTAGTCTAACAGATACAGACGGTGGACGTATTACTATTGATGTTGAAACTATTGAAAATGAATGGTCAACAGGTGATGTTGTATACGGTAGTGTTACTGATTACATCTTGGATATTAAAGGTATATCTGGCACTCAAATACAACTTAATCAATATATTCATGGCACAAACATATATGAGTTAACTCTAGGCACTGCAATTACAGATACTGGTGTTAGCGATACCTTCAATGTTGGTGATGAGATTACTTTATTACAAGGCACAACTCAGAAAAACCCAGGTTGGACAGCGACAGTTACTAAGTATATCAATGGTCTAAACATTGTTGATACTAACGACCCTAATTATGGAGTCCACAAACTTTGGATTGGTAATTTAGTCCCAGTTGGAGCTGGTGCTGATATATCAGAAGTTGGTAATCCTACAAACAATATTGGTAAGATTGAAATAGGAAGTAACTTCCCAACAATCTACTCTAACGTTATAGGTTACACAAATACACAATCTTCTGTATATGGTAAAGTTGTTGCTATTGAGCAGACTGGTATTACAGCGACTATATGGGTAGAAGATGCACAAGGTGTATTTGCTGATAATATGACTGTTAAATCTGACTATGGTTGGGGTGGTGCAGTATCATCTGCTCGCACACTTGAGGGTAGAGTTGACAGATACTTTAGAGGATTTGATGGAGCACAAAGCACATTTGACC